CGTAACTTGAAATGTTTCAGCGATGCACTTGGAGGTGCAAGCTGCGAAATAGCGAGGTCGTAACACTCGGTGGAGAAGTAACGGCCAGACGGACTCATGTCGCCATTGCTGTCGTAGTCCATCATGGGATCGCCAGTGTGATGATGATCCGAAAGCCTCCAAAACTTGTCCCATGAACAACCACCAAGAAGCCAGACGCACTCAGCTCTGCCGGCGACAAACTGCACTCGAGTAAAGAACATGAAGTCAGATGATTCGGTCTCTTTTTTGTCTGCGGAGAAGTTCACTCGGTAGTTCATTTGAGGGACGCTGGAGACCTTCTGAGTTTTGACTTCTATGGTGTGTCCTGAGAAGAGCTTGACATCGTTTCGGAAACTGTGGTTCTTGTGGGCGAGAAGATTGTTGCTCCAGCAGTAGTCAATGAGAGCGATTTCGCCGAGCGCACCAATGAGACGCTCTTCAGCTGTGGCCTCAGTCCAGTAGCGAGATTTCCCGTCAGTGAGATCGTCCATGAGTTGTTCGGCCTCAAAGATCATGCGCTCCGAGATCTGCACTCGAATCATCAGAACGCTTCTCCGTTGGCGTTCACTTGCGCATCCTTGTAAGCCTCAATCAAAGCCGAGACCTCACGCTTTGTCGCCGGCACGGTATCGGTATGTCCGAGAGCCTTGAGGAGACGGAGTTGCGCTTCTGACGGTTTATCTGATGCGAACGACTTCGGCTTCTCTTCGGTCTGACGGTTCACCACTTCCTCCAATGAGGCCATCTTCGGGAACGACATCATGAGCCCTGCCAAGCGTCCGAGACAGCTCGTGGATGCGTTCATCTGCTCGCTGTCACGAGTGAAAGAGGTCTTGCCGGGGAAAGGCTCAAAGCAGGTCGCCTGACATGGGAGAGGATCGTCAGGAGTTCGCCATGCCTGCATCGTGACACTGATGAAGGTCTTGTCACCGATCGTCACGATCTCTGGGCGATGCTCCTTAATGCGAAGCTCGGGCCACTTAGCGAGAAGAGCTGCGAAGCGTGTCGGTACATCCACATAGTCACTGAGGTTCATACTTGACCGCCTCCTCGAATCTGTTGATCGTTGAGGTCAATGATCCGAAAGGATCGCTGTCGGGCTTGTAGAAGCCGATCAACTCGTCATAGAGATCTGAGGCCATACCTTGCCACCAGAAAATGCGCTTGTCTCGTAGTTTCAGACGGAGCTCAAGGTCGGCAATGTGCTTCTCTTGCTCTCGGATCGTCTGAACCATACCGTCGGGGTCGTTCATTGGATTTCCTTCCTAGTTGGATAATCCGCACCCTACATGATGGGTCGGTCAGAGATGAGCATTGCTCGTCGCTGGTTCTCTGAAGTGCCTCCCCAGATGCCGGGGAGAGCTCTTGCCTCAAAGGTGAGCGCATAGTTGAGACAGTCCTCAATGACAGGACAGTCTTGACAGACGGCGACGGCCTGACGGAGCTGGTGCCAAGCGTTCGGGCCTTGCTCGGGGAAGAACCAGTCAACGGGCAGATCACGACAAGCTGCGTCGGCTTGCCAGTTTGGGCGACTCAGCATGGCAGGCTCCACGGTTGCCATCCACACTTTCCTTGCTCTTCACGAGAGTTCCAGAGCAGATATGCGAAGCGAAGATTTGAGGACGGGATCGCCATATCGTCAAGCGTCCAGCCCATCTCCGACAGCCACTCTTCGTGTATCTGGTTGATCTGAGTCAGGCCGTAGTCAGATCCGTTGAACCATTTTGAGTCCGCTGAAATTGCTTGACACCTTGACTCCTTCCACATGACCTGACCGAGCCTCTGCAATACATGAGTCTCGTTAGGCCATCCCATCTCTACGGCAAGCGGAAGCCATTCTTGACACTTGGTGTCGGGATCTATTTGGGCGAGCTGTACGAGCGTCGTAGTGGTCTCTACGGGCTCGTCATAGATCGAAGCGTTTTCCTCTGCCATCTGCTGAGCGATTTCGGCTTCACGGTCTGCTTCCTGCTCTTGAGTCAGTGGCACGATCTGAACAGTTGAAGGAACAAACAGGAGTTTTGCTAGTGGGCGATCCTCCAAAGGTGGACTTCCTCCGAAGATCAAGACAAGACTGAAATATCCTGCAGCGACGAACGCTAGGAACTTGAACGGGTGCATTAGTGCCTCCAGTGTCGGGGCTCAGCTGGTGCTGTGCTCTCTTGGCTCAATCAGTTGACCGAATCAGCGACCAGATGTCAAGTCATTGGGCGAAGATTCGAGCGAACGCTTCCTCTACAAGCTTCGGGGAGTCCGCCATGAGAGGCGAGATCTCAACATGAGTCCAGTCCGCTCCGGGCGTTCCTCCGTTGCGTGTGGCAGTCCAAGCCTTCCAAGCGTCACGATCACATCGGTAACCTGCTCCCCACTTCGTTAGACCTGTCAGTGGGCATCCAGTACCGTCGTAAGCGTGAATCTCTTCAATGTTCAGATCTACACGGTGAGTGAACAAGAACTCGACAAGATCTTTGCGCTGAGCTTTTGTACCTTTGAGGTCTACAGCTCGCCACGATGCATGGACGGAGAGCTGTGGGCCTGAGCGCATCGGACGGTTCGCATAGATGCCGATGTTCTTGACACCGAACAAGTACTCACAGAACTCCACGAATCGCTTCGTGCCGGCTCGTGGTGTCGGATGGTTGCCTTCTTTGCTTCCTGTGTACGGTCTAGGGCTCATCTTTGTGTTCCTTATCTTTGAGGCCGTTTGAGGCAAGTATTCCAGATAGTGCGCCAGTGAGGAAAAGCATCATCGGAGACAGGAGTGCCCATGCGGAGTCGTCATTGGGCGAAACTTTGTCGATCGGCTGTACGACGAATAAAAGTCCGTAGATGAGTGAGGCGGTACTGAGGACGAATGTGAGCGAGAGTGTGATGCCGACGATGAGGATGAGTCGTGCTTTGATTTCGGAGTTGGTGAGTCTTTTCATTGGTCGCACCTTGTGGCTGTCGGTTTAGTTTCGCAGGTGTGTCGAGTGCGGTCGTTGCATCCAGTGATGACGAACATGAGCACGACGGCGAGAGCTGCGATCACGGCAAGAGTTTTCATGGCCGAGGATGGTTGCTGTTGTAAACACCTTCGGCGACCCATAGTTCATACTCTTCGTCAGTCATAGTTCGTTCGGTGTCGTCCACTTGAATAAATGTTTGATCTTGTGGGTAAAGGGTTTTGTATTCTGCTGGGGTCATCATTAGTTCCTGTATCCGTAGACTCGAACAGTTCCGCCTGTGATAGTGCCTGACGACGGAAGAATTGTCAAAGCGGTGTATTGGGTTGTGTTGTTTAGATATCCAGTGTAAAAGTTTGTCCAAGCGAGCGAGCCGTTATTGACTACATAGAAGGACTGCTGAGCAAGCTGTGGAGATTTTACTGTTGCATGAAAGTCAACTCGACCAGATCCAGCAGTGCCGTTACCACAAGCTCCGATGTTCCAATATGTCCCGACAGTGGTGGTGTCAACGGTTACTGCTCCACCAGTGAAGTTTTGATAGTTACCAGCGTATGCGTAGGTTGTAACTGTAGCGCCCAATCGCAGACCAAGGTTCGGCTGGTTTGCCGAGACAACGGTATTTACCGCAATTACATAGTCGTCATAATCTGACGAAAAAGCATCAGAGACAGTAACGCTAGATACTGCTGAACCGATGGCCTGTGTCTTGACAAGCCACAAACCAACACTGTTCATCTGTGCAGCAGTCAGGACAGCGCCCGAACTGAATGTAGGTGGTGTAGCCATAATGTTTTCTCCTTTACCAACCGAGCCGGCTGGTATCTAGTATTCCGTCAACTGTGTCGTCAAGAATGAACGCACTCCAGTTATACCAAGGCTTCGTCCTGAATGTGACGATCATGTCCTCAGGGGTTCCCGAGATCGTTCGGCCAGTCAACACATTTTGAGTTGTCACTGTCGTCGCTGTGCCGACTGGGTTGTACTTGAGCTCCATGCGTTCCCACATACCAGTGAGCATGTCAATCATCTTAAAGAAGGCTTCCTTGGCTGTGAAAGTGCCAAGAGGCTTGATCTGTGACAATTTGATAGTAACTGCTGTGGGAACATATTCGAGCGTGTTGTATCTGTTGACCAGAGCGTAGGCCTGATATTCGGTGCCTTCGGTGATTGCGAACACTTGAGGGAATGAGATCAGTTTTGTTCCGAATGTTGTCGTGGATGCTCCATTGCTGACAACACTGACAGTTCCGCTCGTGTTCGTGACTTGTGATCCAGTAGCGAACTCGGCACGGTTGTATGAGGCGGTCAAAGTTTGGAAAGGGATACTCCCTGTTACTGGTGTGATGTCTGAGCCGTACACATAGTACGGGCCGTATCTGGACAGTTTTGTTTTGAGAGGCGTGTAGTAGAGAACAGCTGAGCGGTAGGTCGTCAGGCCTGCAGCAAGTGTTGAGTAATAGGGCCACGAGATAGACGCTGCTGTCGGTAGGTGTCGAGTGGAGATGAGGTCTGATACTCCGCCGGCGGTCGGTGTTCCTGAAGCGTTGGCTATTGAGCCTGTGTCGTTGCCGATGGATGTGAACGATCCGATGGATGTTCCGCCGAGTGTAGGGAACTGGACATTTGTCATTACTTGAGCGATTTTGGTTGGCACTGATTCAAGGCTTGTGATGCCGACGATGTCGGTGCGTGTGTTGGATGAGAAGGTGAATGGGTCAACACAAGTGAAGGATGCTTTTGAGTCTTCGTAGGCCGAGTCAATGCTGAAGTCGGTGCAGATGCCCTCAAAGAGGTAGTAGGTGTATGGGGTGCTTGAGCTTGTGTGGATGAAGCTGAGAAGGAACTTGGCTCCGAACCAGTTGATGGTGCTGTAGATGCCTCCGCCGTTTGGTGTGAACTCGTTGAGAAAGTTCTTGACGGTGAACGATGCTGAGGCGTTGCCCATTGTGAAGATGCCACAGTCCAGATCTGTCGTATATGACAGGAGGTAGGTCGTGATGTCTTCGGTGACTCCTGTTGAGAGTTTGACTTCTAGTTTTGTTGCGTAACTGTCGGGAGGGCCTGCCATGTCAGCCTCGGAACGCTGTCGGATTTACCGAAATAGGAAGAGCTCCACGATCACGGATGTATTGCTGAAGAGCTGCGACAACAGCGTTCGGATCAGCACTTGACACATTGACCGTAATGTTGTTACTGCCCATACCCATTCCGCCGGCACGGTTGAGCGGTATGACTGCTTCTGGGCCTGCTTCGCCGATCATGGCGAGAGTCGGCCCTGTGACGATTCCTCCGTCTGCGAGCATCGGTATATCTGGTACATCGAATCCTTTACCGCCAATACCGGGCACCCAGCTCGGGACGGTGAATGAGAGTTTGCCGATGGTGTTGTTCCAGAGTCCAGCGACTGCACGGAACGCTGCCTTGAATGGTGCTGTGATGACATCGGCGACGAAGCCCATCGTGGCCTTGATGCCGTTGTAGATCAGGCTGAACATATTCATCACATCGTCTCTGAACTTGACGACGGCGAGAGTTGCGAGACCGAAGGGCCCTGTGATGATGGCTACCAGTAGTTGCCAGTTGTCTCGAATCCAGTTGAACACTGTTTTTACGGTTGACCAGAGGAAGTTGAATCCTGCTTTGAGTCCGTCTACTGTTTTCCCGAAGATGTCAAACTTGACTTGGAGTGCGACCAGTGCGCCGATGATGGCGACGATGACTCCGACTCCTGTAGCGATCCAGAGTGCATATGTGGATGCTGTGAGAAGTGTGGTGGCGACGGTGACGATGGCCTGAATTGCTGCATACGCTTTCATTGCTGCGTTCACTGCTAGGACGGTGACAGCGAGAGCTGCGAAAGCAGCACCGAATCCGACGACGAGTCCTGTGTTGTTTCTGACGAAGTTTCCGATGGATGTCAGTGTCGGGAGAAGCTTTTCGGCGAGTGGTGCGACAGCTGCGCCGATGGACTCCTTGAACTCGCCCATCTGGATCGTCAAGCTCTTCATTCGGCCTTGCGTCGTGTTGGCAGCGGTTGACGCTTGGTTCTTGAATGTGCCAGCGAGACGACCGAAGATTTCGTCAGCGTCTCCGCCTTCAGCGATCAGTGAAGCAAGTGCTGGGTCTAACTTCTTGAGTGCTGCGAAGTTGCCGTTGTATGCCTTTGAGAGTGCGTCTGATACTTGACCGAGATCTTTCCCAGTGCCTGCGGATACATTGAGAGCAAGGTTCAGGAGGTCTTGAGCTTGGGCGACATCTCCAGTGCCTCGAACAAGCTTGTCAAGTGCGGGCCGTAGTTCGTCGTCGGTGACTGCTGCAGCGATTGAAGTTTTGGTGATGAAGTCTTCAACTGCTGAGACTTGGGCATCGGTTGCGTAGGTGACATTCTTGAGTGTCGTCCCGAGTTTTTGTGCTGCAGCGTCATCTTCGGCGAACGCTTTGACAGCGTCAAGAGCGACAGCACCGAGAGCTGCGAGAGCGAGTCCTGCCGGGACTGCTGCTTTCTTGATTGCGTACGATGCTTTCTGGCCGTTGGTCTCCAGCTTCTTGAAGTCGTTGATGGCTTTGTTGATGCCTGCTGGATTCCATTCGGAGATGATTGGGAGGTTGATTGCCATTAGCGTTTGACCAGACTCTTGTTGGTTTTGTCCATGACCTCTATCACGATCTTGTCCACATTGCGTGTGATCTCGTCTAGGTAGTCGTCAGATCGTGCCCAGACGAAGCGTGACGGCCCACGACCGAGAGATGCTGTCAAGTATCCAGCGAAGCCCGGACGGGCTCTGAGTGGGTTCCTGTTGCGTGTCTGGTTCGGGCCTCGTCCTGCCATGTCTGCCATTGAAAGAGCGGCTCCTTTGGCGGTGATCTTTACGGTGGCGACAGACTCAAACTGTGCACCTTTTGCGAGGTTGCGTGATCGTGCTTTTCGAGTGTCAACTTTCATTGAGACATTCTTTGACTCGTTCTTCCATGCGGTGCGTCCGTTGTGCACTTGTCCCGTTAACGGTGCAGACGAAGGGATTGAGTCCTTAATCGCCGAGAGCAGAGGACTCATGGCGTTCTTGATGTCTTTGGTGATCTGCCGACGAAGGGCAGGATCTACCTTCTGAATCTCACGGAGAGCCTGCTTCAGTCCGTCATACTCAATTCCGACTGATGCTGCCATTATTTCTTTCTTCTCTGCTCGTTGATGATGTTGACACAAGTGGCCAGATCATCTGTCTCGAATGTTATGTGCGGAGGCCAGAATCCTGTTGCAACAAGCAGCTCTGCTAGTTGCTTTCGGTGGCCTCCTGTGTAGGGACTGCAGACGCAGTCTCCACGACTTCTAGATCTTCAAGCTTCTTCACAAACTCGTCAAACGAGATTGGCACTGGGTGACCTTGTTGCTTACTGGCTTCGTAGGCCATGTAAGCGAGATCTTCCATTCCGATTCCGCTTCCGAGATCGGATGCTCGTCGTTTCATTTTGCGTTCCCACGAAATAATGACAAACAGATTTGTCACTACTTCGTAGGCTTCGCCTTCGTACAGCTTCACTCTGAGAGTGAGTTTCATGTGTTCTCCTTAGTCGGGGTTCGGATTACTTGATCAGGGTGTCGTTACATCTCGGGCGTAGGTTCCGCCCATGAAGGTCGCCTCAACGACCGAGAGCTCGCCGACAGTTGCCGAGATCGGCGTGACGGTCTCCAAGTAACAACCAGTCAAGGTGTACTCAGGATTCGAGGCTGATTCGGTTGCGCCGGCAGGACTGATGACGATCGTGGAAGCGACACCGAACATTGAGTTCAGCATTGTTTCAACTTCGGTTGCACCGTAGCCCTGAAAGAGGGTGAGGGTGAGTTCGTTGTTGAACAGTCCAGCGGTGAAGGTTCGTGAGGTCTGGCCGAAGGCCGTGTTCTCGAGTGCTTCAGCGGTGAGCGTCAAGGTCGCAGCTGAGCAGTGATCGGTCAAGGTCATTGCCGAAGGGCTTGTGACGGTGACGGTGGGGTTGCTGAGGTAGGTAACTGTTGCCATTGTGTGTTCCTTCTAGTGACGGCTTGTGCCGATTCTGATTGTTAGGTCGTAAGCAGGTAGATCTTGCGATCCAATCTGGGCGACTGTTGGCCGTCCAGATACGACTGCGAGAGATGAGTTCATGAGCGTATCAACGACTCCGAGTATGTAGTCCGTAGTGTCTTGGTTGCCGGGTGGCGCGCCCAACACTCGGAGATCAATCGTGATGTCCGCCGTTTGGTTATTGAACGAAATGAAAGTAGGAAGCTCAATGAATACAGTAAGAGGTCGAGCGTTCCGAGGATCAGTGACCGGCTTAAGGCCGAGAGCTGTGATCGTCGCCGAGACAGCGTTGATCGTGTCTGTGAAGATGCCTGCCATCTCATGCCACTTGCGATCTCTTGATGCCGAGCAACTGGTTGATTCGGCCCATTGAAGCGACTGGTGCGCTGATGCTCATGTCTTGGAAACTTGAGAAGGAGTCAATGCTCCCTCTTTCACGGTACAACGACGCAGCCATAAGCACGACTCCAGCTTTGACGGCAGCATCGGGGACGGTCGTGAGACTGTCGTGATAGCCGGCCTGCACTCTTCGCTTAAATGACCATGCGTTACTGGCATTGACTGATGAGGTCATGAACGCTGTGTCATTTGCGGTCGCTCCGCTGATGCCGAGGAACTCGGTCAGATCGGCGACTGTGATCCATGTGCAGGTTTGAGTCCAGACGAGCGAGCCGACTGGATCTGCAGCTGATCGTGCGAGATCAGTTCCTGCATCTTGAAAGAGCAACTGGTTCGGGATGATGACATCGGTGTCGTAGAGATAATCACCTTCTTCGTCAATGCCGACGAATAAGTAGGTCGGTACTGCGAAGACGATGTGTGTCCCGTTGAGGTTGTGGCCGAGTCCTGAGAGTGTGATCTGTTGACCGACAGCGATGTCGGTTGATTCGAGAGTCTGAACGACGGCAACATCTGACAGACGCTGGTGGTGCGTAACTGTGAATGTGGCACTCGTTC